ATCGCTTTCGTTACGATTTAGGCTCCATGGGTAGGGATTACCTCGGAAAGGGCAAAAACGAGGCTATATTGACCGAAACAGCCAAAGAATGGGGCATAGACGCTAAATCTGAGATGTATAAGCTACCTGCTATGTATGTAGGTGAGTATGCTGAAAGAGATGCTGAGATGACCCTGGAATTGTGGCAAGAGATGAAGAAAGAAATATATTCTCAAGATATAGAAGATATATTTAAATTAGAGAGCGAACTATTTCCTTGCCTCGTAGATATGAGATTTTTAGGCGTGCGTGTAGATACCGAAGCTGCTCACAAATTAAAAAAAGAATTAGTTGCAGAAGAAAAAGCGTGCCTACAAAAAGTAAAAACAGAAACACAAGTAGATGTCCAAATATGGGCTGCTCGATCGATTGAGCAAGTCTTTCAAAAACTGAACCTACCTTATGACCGAACTGAGAAAACAAGTGCTCCATCTTTTACAAAAAACTTTCTACAGAATCATCCTAATCCTGTTGTTAAAAACATTGCACGTGCTAGAGAAATAAATAAAGCACATACAACTTTTATAGATACCATATTAAAACATTCACACAAGGGTAGAATACACGCTGAGATAAATCAATTGAGATCAGACTCAGGTGGCACAGTAACTGGTAGATTCAGTTATAGTAATCCTAACCTACAACAGATTCCAGCACGTAACAAAGAACTAGGACCAAAGATTAGATCTTTATTTATACCAGAAGAAAATTGTAAGTGGGGTGTGTTTGATTACAGTCAACAAGAACCACGACTAGTTGTGCACTATGCAGCAATACAAAATATGTATGCAGCAGGTGATGTATTAGATGCTTACAAAGATGGTGATGCAGACTTTCACCAGATTGTGGCTGACATGGCAGAGATACCAAGAGACCAAGCAAAGACAATTAACCTTGGTTTGTTTTATGGTATGGGAAAAAATAAATTACAAGCAGAGTTAGGTGTCAATAAAGAAAGAGCCAATGAATTATTTAAACAATACCATGCACGTGTACCATTTGTAAAACAACTTATGGATAGTGTAATGTCAAGAGCACAAGACCGTGGTAAAGTTAGAACGTTGCTGGGCAGACTATGTAGGTTTCATTTATGGGAGCCCAACCAGTTCGGGATTCATAAAGCATTGCCACACGAAGCAGCGCTCGCGGAACACGGACCAGGGATCAAACGTGCTTACACATACAAAGCTTTGAATAGATTGATACAAGGTTCAGCAGCTGACATGACAAAAAAAGCAATGATACAATTATACAAAGAAGGAATTACACCACATATACAAGTACATGATGAACTAGATATTTCTGTGACAGGACCTGAGCAAGCAGATAAGATAAAAGATGTGATGGAAAGTGCAGTTGACTTAGAAGTGCCTAATAAGGTAGATTATGAATCTGGTCCAAACTGGGGCTCAATTAAATGAGGTTAGATTATGGCTTACTTAAATGCAAATATACCTGTGGAGTATGCACAGATAAGAAGAGAATATTTATATGATCTTAAAAAACATCATGGAGAAGTTGAGGACTGCATTATCTTTGGCGTTACGTCTATTACTGGGCGTGCTTTATTATTTCATGCGATCATGGAAAACGGTGCAATCTTTTACCGCCTCCCTATTAGCGCGTTTATTCAAAGAGGATATAAACCTGATGACGTCCCGAAGAGAAGACTTGATGAACTTCAGCTCTGGAATGCTTTTAGTTATTATCCTTCTGTTCATTGTTGGGATATTTTAGAATCACAAGCAGGTAAATACATCGGTAAAGATAAAAAATGGCATCATGGTAGATATTTATTTACTGTTGACTTTGCACATCCTGAAGCTAATATACTTGACACTGATCATTCGGAGATCCCGCACGAGCATAAGTGCGCTCATATACTTGCCTTGAATGATGGCAACTATGCAGCACAACCTAACAACAGATTGATTTGGGATATACCATCGTTTACGGTAAAAGACGAAACACCTGATTGGAAGGTTCAAACTAACTATTGGAATGTAGAAGATACGCAGAGTTGGAAAACTCAAGACACTGATAATTTCTTTTACGAGATAGAGGAGAAAAAACATGATTGATAAAATTAAAAATAAAGCTTTGC